TGCGCTTTCGCTCTGAAATATGCTTATATTTATGTGCGATGGCTTCAACCCACTCACCGGTATTTTCATTGAATACCCAATCAACACCTTCCATAATGCCATTTACAAAGGCATTTGGTGCAGATGGGTCAGCAACAACATCAGCAGCAGTAACCAGTTTGAAGTCTTTTTGAACTTCATTGATACCATTGACGCTCTTTAATGAACCCATACCACGTGAGGAAACACCAACACGACAATCAGATTCTAAAAGACCTTTGACAATGTTTCCCATTGGTGTTTCAAGTACACGAGCTTTGCCCATGACCTGACCGTCATCATTCATGTCTAGTTTTTTGATAAGAATGCATGCACGTTCAAGATCAATTTGTGGGCCAGACGGATGGTTCAGTTCACCGTAGGCAGTGCCTTTGGCAACTTTATTTTCAACATAGTTGTTAACGGCATTTTTCATGACCTCTTTGGTGTACATGCGCTTATTGCCATTAACAACATTAGCTTCCATGAACGGTCCAGTAATATACAGCGCCTTGGTGCCATCAGCATTTGCTTCGGCAAGGACTTCAATGTTCTGAGCTGCTTCTGCGATCAGTTTCATGGGTTTTACCTTATTTTTATTATACTATTGATATTTATAAAAGTTTTATGTTTAGTCGTCATCGTGTGGATTGGCGGCAGAAGGCATAGCAGCTGCATGGACATCAGCATCACTTGCATTTCTAACATGGCCCTTCGGAACAATATGGTTTTGGCCTGTCCCCGGCCTGCCGGCGACACGTGTCGCATGATCCTCAACATTGAAGCCAGTATGCATGCCACCATTATGGACCGAATCGGTTACTGTCCCTTGGCGAACTTCGCCAGTTTCAGGATGTTTAAACTCAACTTCAGTTGGAATATGTTTCTGTAACGTTTCATTTTCAACTTCATCAAGCTGAACATCTTCATACACAGCAGCATCTTCACCTGGCTTTGGTTCCTGAAGTGGACCTGATGGTGTTGGTGAACCTGTGTAGCCATGGTCCTTGCGGTTTGCCATGTTAATGTTACCTGCACCAAACACTTTATCATAGTCAGCAGCATGCTCACCGGTCGTGTACATGTTGTCAAAACGCGATGGCTTGTGCTTAGCAACAAAACGCTCTTCGTCTTCACTTCGGCTATGTGTGCCTTGTGCGTTTGGGTGAGCCGATGTTTCCATCACATAGGTCTCACCAATAATGTCTTTTAGAAACTTAGCCATTATTCTTTGCCCTTAACCGCTCTGACTAAGCCGTCTTGTCGACGCTTAATCTTATTCGAATATTCTCCGGATTCTTTCCTCTTCTTCCAAGCTTCGTTGCTCAGCTCTTGTTGCTTTTTTGGGTCGCTCACACGTTGCCCCATTTTTGTACTACGGTATAACTCGGCATTGGCTTCTGACCGCTTATCTGCTAGGTCGGCAATATTCCTTGCAGCTGCACCGGCATAGCGCGCACGAGTCTCAGGGCTAAGTTCAGAAATAACTTTTGACTTATTAGCTTCTTTGTCCTTAGCAGCTTTTTCCATTGGCTCTTTTTTGTTGCCATCGTTGTCGAGATCAAGAAAGTCTGGCTTGACATGCTTTTTCTCAGCAAGTTCTTCTTCAAAAGCTTCCATGATTTCGAACTGTTCTTCGATTGTCTTATAGCCATGGTCAGCATAGAAAGCTTCAAAGAAGTTTTGCATTTCAACAGTTTCTTCTTCAAAAGCTTCCATGATTTCGAGCTGTTCTTCAATTGGCTTATCGCCATGGTCAGCATGAAAAGCTTCAAAGAAGTTTTGCATTTCAGCAGCTTCTTCTTGTTCTTCCATTACGGCATTGCCAAATTCTAGTTGAATGTTATCAACAATTGCACGGCACTTTACAGCCATGATTTCATCAATTGTTTCTTTTACAGCCAAAGGTTTCTGGGCAAGAGTTGCCTCGATGATTGTTTTTAAGTTAGACATCTTTGTCTCCTGGAGTTTCTTGTGGTAGTGGTTCTTGTTGTTGTTCTTCATCACCTGAATCGCCACCAACAGGTTCATCTGGTTGCTGTTGTAGCTGTGGATTATATTTTGGATCTTTCATCTCACTTTCGATTTGCTCGTCCATTTCCTTTATGTCTTCATCTGACTGTTGAAGGATATGACGGCGAATATATTCGTGTGAGATATACTTGCCAGCAATATCTTCGGCATCGCGCATACGAATCAAACGATCGTTCATGATTTCAAGATCTTTGAGTTCACTGAAGTAATTATCTCTTGCCCAGTTGAACTTTACATCTCGTTTGATATTTATATCCCAATCTTCAGGAGTGATAATGTTCTTCAGAATAAGCTGCTTATATAAAGCATCTTTAATCAACATGATGAACTTACCACGAAGACGGTCGATAAACTTACCAAAATTGACTTCATCACGTGTAATCTCTGTTGCACGCCCAAGATTATAAACACTGTCTGGTTTCATGCGTGTCAATGGAACATGCAATGAACGATATAGACGATCCTGGAAATACTCAACCGATTGAAGCAAATCTGGTAACTGTGTACCACCTTGCAAAACAGAAATCTCTGTACCTTTTCCACCATCACGACGTGGCAGATAATAGTCTTCAAGCATGTTGATGTGCTTGCGCTGATCCATCATCTCGCCAGTTTGTGAGTTGTATGAAATACGATTTTTGTGACGTGTCATCAATGCCTGAACGTGTTGTTCTGCTTTAGCCGGAGGCAATTGGCCAACATCGACATAAAACACACGACGCTCAGGAGCACGTGATAGGTGATAAACTAGTGTGGCATCCTCAAGTGCACGAAGCTGATTAAGTGGCTTAATACCATTATGCAAATGACTTACAACCGTTGTGTTGTTCTCATCCATCAAACCAGATGGACAGTGAATGATAGAGTCCTTTGCAATCTTGATACCAGAAGCACCACCTAGATTATCGGCTGACCGTGTTCCTGTGCTAAATCCTTTCTCAGAAAACATGTAATATTCAGCGGCAATCTGAGTCATAACGATATCAGTTTCAGAATCTTTTTTCTTTCGATTTTCACGCACTTTACGAATTTTGCGTGGATCGACATAACGCAGTTCCTTGATGCCTTCGTCTGGCTTCTTTGGATCGATGATAACGTGATAATATGAACGACCATCGACATACCATCGCTTGAAAATTTCATGTGCGTCATGTTCAAAGTCCAGAAGATTTAGAACGTTTTCATATTCTTCTTGAACGACGTTTTTAACTCGTTGTGGAAGCTCTAAATCTTCCATAGTCATGGCAACAATATTATCAATATCATCGTCATCAACGATTGCTTCATTAACGATTTCGTTCACAGCCTTTTCGATTTCTGGCTGATGCATCATCTGACGATACTTAGTAACTAATTCTGCTTCGGTACGAATCGTACCATCAAGGTCGACATATTGACCATAAATGCCACCTGCCTCAACGTTTACTGCGCCGTCTTCCCTGACAGGGGCGGCAAAGCTCGGAAGCTCGGCTTGTTCTTCATCTTTGACTCTAGTGATTTCAAAACCAAATAATTTCACGTTAGTATCCTTTATTGTTCGCGTCTCACTAGATTTATATATGGTGAAAGGGGACCGAAGTCCCCTGACAACATTAAAGTGACGAGTTTCGTCCACCTTCGTTAACAACAGCAACATTAGAATCACCAGCACCATTTTCATCAAATGGCAACCAGTAATCAATAGAGAAGTCAACATCGAACTGCATGACTTGGCTTTTTGATTCCCAATCAAGACCCATCTGTGAGATGCTCAGAGGAAAGATACCAACCATGGTGTAACGAGCAATTTCAAGACCTTCACGACCATAGTGAATTACAATCGCGTCCTTCTTATAAGAACTTGGCGAAGATGTAACACCTTGTGATGGAAGGTTTTCGATATGCTGGTTAAGACCAGTGTGCCATGCTTCCATGGAGTTACGAACGTTGTATGTTTCGTCATGAAGAATACTAACGTTCCAGTCCATATAAGAACGGTCACCGGCAACCTTCATTTCACGGCCGAAGTATGGAACATCAACCGCTGAGATTGAGGATGCGGGCAAAGAAGTTGTTCGACAATGAAAACGAAAGTCTTGCTCAGCTTGTGGCGAAGAACCAGGCCAACCTGGAATAATTACCTCAAATAGAGCAGGACGTGCACCGCCCTCAGGGAGCGTACGTGCACGGAAATTTTCGATATTAAAAGCCATTTGGGATGTCTCCTATTTTTAAACTATTTATATAAGGTGGTGGGACCGAAGTCCCACCGTATCCCATTAAAATTTGCCAACGATTTCACTGAAGGCCACACCTGTGCGGACAGCAACGAAATTAAGTTGAATGAAGTTGATCGAACGTGCAGGCTTGATGTAAATGTCACCAACAAACTCGTTACGATCAATAACTTCTGGTGTATTGTTTGTTCCATCGGCAACAACCAAGAAGTCAGTGATACCACGACGACCCTTGACATCACGAAGATAAGGAACAACCAGATTCTTGAACTGCAGACGAGTAAACTCATCATTGAATTCAAAGAGGCTATACTTAGAAGCTTCTGAGATTGCCTTTTCTAGAACAATGAACAAGCGACGAACGTTAATACGGTCAAACGCAGATGGCTTAGCAAGAAGCGTCTTATCACCAAACATCAGTGTGCCCTGACCAGGGAACGTAACGATTGGGTTAATACCATTCTTGTAAAGTTCATCACGGAATGTCTGGCGTGGATTCCAAGCAAGTCGGATGACATTCTTGATAATACCACGGTTATAACCAGCAGGTGAGAACCAAGGATCATTTGTACGGTCTGTGCGAACCATCAGGCCAGCAATATCACCATTCAATGGAACCCAGCGATTGATGTCATTGTAACGGTCATACATGTACTTGTAACCAGAATCCATGACACCATATGAAGATGATGGCAAAGAGTTACGGAAAGTAACACAAGCAGCAGATTCGTTGTTTAGGTTGTTAACAACATCGCCTTTT